TGGGTAAAATCATTAACGACCTCAGGCTATTACCTGAAATTCAAGCGTGGCTCTGCTCAGACGGGAATCAGAATCATAACCCTGCGTTTTAGAAATAACGGAGGGTGCCAGTTGCCTTACCGCATCAAGCGCCTGCTCACGGATATCATCTGCGTCATCAGGTACTGTCGCCCAGACATCGATCTGCACGGTAATTCTTGATTCAGCCTGACCATCAAGCACATCAGATGCCGTGTCAGACACCACAGAAAACACCAGCCATGGCGGAGATACCGCAGGCTTTCCCTCCGTCAGCGGGACCACATAAGGATAAACCTGTCCTCCGGCCAGTTGAGACAGCAGGGAATACAGTGTGGTCTCTCTCATTTACTTAAGACCTCATCAATAGCCTGATTCATTCGCTGTATGGCAATCTGTGCTGCCAGTTCCTCTGTCGTATCGAAAGCCGGGCGAATGAACGGATGCGCGGGAATGTTTATCGTTCCCAGCTCCACAAAGCGCCAGTAAAACGCATTTCGGGGATCGCTGGCTTTCATGCTGTTATCACTGTTTCCGGTTCGCAGGTTCCGTCCGCGAATGTGGACACCCGAGATAATTTCCCCCCGACGCTTTGAACGCTGAGTGAGAACAACCACATTTTTTTTCAGTTTTCCGGTTCGCTCCGGCGCACGTTCAACAACTGCATCCCGCATAACTTCAGCACCGGCACGGGTGGCATCGCGCAGAACCTTATTGTTTTCTGCCCTGCTGAGCGTCTCCAGATCCCGTGCAATATCCGCCAGACCTGAAAAATCAAGACTGAAATCCATCACACATTCCCCTTCTGAGAACAGAGTATCTCAAGCCGGGTGGCACGGGCATCCGGTATCGGCGGACCGTCTATACTCAGAATCGCGCCTTTGAATGCACCAGTCAGCACTTTCAGACATGAAGTTGCTGTCACATCTCGCCGGAATCTCATCCAGACCCTCACTGTAGCCTGAGCAGTTTCTGCGCCTCCGGATATTCTCTCCCTGCCACTGATCCCCTTAACTTCTGCCCATATGGTTGCCCCCTCCGTCATTGTTTCCACAGGGTGCCCTGATGGAGACCGAACGGTGGTGGCATTCAGAATAACCACACGATCACGTAATCTTCCTGCCTGCATGAATCCTCCTATGTTCCGGGATGAAACCGATACATCCGCAGTCCGGTATAGAAAAAATCAGGCACTGCATCCTGCATTTCCCTGTTCTCGTACCAGTAGCCAACCAGTTGCATAAGACGCAGTTTTATCAGAGGTGTTATTACAAGCCCGGTCGCATCCTGCTCAGAAACAGTTTCATCGTAAAGCGTCCGGTTTAAAAACTTTTCAGCCTCTTCCCTGGCAGCAGCCAGATACATCATAAGAAGAGAATTCTCCTGTTCATTGTCATCATCAATCCGGCACTGAACACGAAGCTCTTCCAGAGTGGGCATCATTTGGGCAACCTCTATGAATGCTGTTTTTTAGACTTATCAGCCCCCCGCGCAACAGGTGTTCTCTTATCAGAGACAATCCCAGCTGCAGTGGCAATTTCGCGTACCCGTTCGGGTAATTCTTTATCTTCATACTCACCGGCCCGAATAATCTCAACACGCATACCGTCCGGTGACCATTTCAGATCTTGTTTCAGGATCATGATTCTTTCACCTGTCAGAACAGGGGCGCACTTCTGCGCCCCCTGAATGATTACGCCGCTGCAATCTTCAGCAGTTTGATGGCCTGCGAATCGACCAGCATGCCGCCGGTGCGCTTGGTGGTATAAAAACCGACAAACGGTTTATTGGTGTACGGGTCACGCAGAATGCGGGTACCGATACGGTCAACGATGGTGTAACCCCGTTTGAAGTTACCAAATGCAATGGCTTTCGCATCAGCGGCAATATCCGGCATCTGTTCGTTTTCAGCGATACCGTAACCCGCCAGAGAGGACGGCTGCCCCAGCTCCAGCCCCGGACGCCACAGATAGTTACCCTCGGTGTCTTTCAGCAGACGAATGGCAAACAGGCTGTTGTTGTTCATCATGAACTTCGCGCCGGTGCGGTGTGCCTTACGCAGCGTGTAAATCAGTTTGATAATGGCGTCTGCGGTCACCGCCGTCGCGTCGCCGGATACAATATGCTGAAGTTTGCCGAATGCCCGGACCTTGTCGGTTTCATCAGTGGATTCATACGCCAGGAACCCTTTCGGCTTCTTGGTACCATCGCCGGTGGTAAAGGCAATTTCTTCCTGTTCGGCAAATTCGGTTGCCAGCTCGCTGTTGATCCAGGCCTCCACGTTGAAAAAGGCATCATCCAGCATTTTCTGGGTGGCCTGCGGGTTACCGTAGATTTCCCCCATGAAAGGTTCAATCAGTCCCAGTTTTGAGGTGGCAGTCTGGGAGCGCGCGTCAGTCTCGCCAACCCATCCGGAAGCCGTGCCGCCCAGATTCACCAGTTTTTTGTAGTCGGAACCGCCAACGGTGATCACCGTGGCTTCCTGGCGCATCACCACTTCATCTTTCAGCAGGGTGAGAATGTTGCGATCCAGTGCTTCCGGCACGGCATAGCCACCGTCTTCATCGGTGCCCACCTGCAATGCCTTACGCTCCAGATCGCGCAGACCGTCTTCACGGCCTTTACGCAGGAAGCCCACAAACGCCTCTTTATGCTCGGTGGCCAGTTTATTTTGCGCACCACCTGCCGGACGTTTCAGCTCAAGCAGCTCTTTTTCAAGGTCGCTTTTGAGATTTTCCAGCTCGCTGAGTTTTCCGTTCAGGGTTTCCACCTGCCCGGCAAGTTTGCCTTTTTCCTGCTCAATCGCCTCAACGCGCTTGTCGTTCTTTGCTTTGAAGTCGTCAAACTTCTGCTGCAGCTCCTGCGCGACCTGTTCGACATCTTTAATATCAACCGCCATCGTATTTCTCCTGATTAGAAGTTCAGATTTTTCAGTGCATTCAGTGCAGAGCCCACATCCTCAGCGTCGCGCAGGGACAGTGCGCCATAGCCCCCGGCCATGAATGCTTTGGCCTGGGTACGGGAGAGTCCGACATCACGCAGGACTCTTTCGATTTTTTTCTGTTCGGGAATTTCCCCGCGGGCCAGTGCGTTCTTGACGTCACTGATCCGCGCCTCGTCGTTAGACGGGAACGTCACCAGGCTGACTTCCCAGAGGTCGATTTCTTTCAGCAGAAAGGCTTCTTTGCTCCGGTCGTATTCCCAGTCTTTCAGGACGTACCCAATAGAAAGGCCGGTTAACGAACCGGCCTTCATGTGTGCATGTGCGCGTTTTGCGAGGGGATCATCATCAATAAGCAACCGTCCCCTGACGTAAAGCCCGACATCGTCTTCCTTCATTTCGGTGTAAACACCGATGGGTTCATCCATGCGGTGCTGCCAGAGCAGCGCAGGTAACGCTTTTCTGTCACTCCACGCCCGCAGGGAAGCAGCAAATGCCCCGGACATCACCACATCATCGTGGCTGTCCTTTACACCAAAGACGGAGCCATACCCTTCAAACTCACCGGAGTCACTGACAAATTTCAGACTCAGCGGTACATCAAGACGTTGTTTCGTCTGCATTGGCGTTATCCTTCTGCTTACCGGCTTTACTGCCATCGGAGGGTTTCGTGGTCATGTTCATCGGTGTGAGATAGACATCACCACCGGGACGCGGATTCATATCTTCCAGGTCGCGGCAGTCATTGGGAGAGTAAATTCCCCAGTTAATCCCGGTGGCGTAGGCTTCAAAACGGGACTTCATATCCCCGCGCAGTAACGCCCCGGCGTTAAATTTGGCGTAATAAACGCCCTGCTTACTTTTTCGTACCAGTCCGGTGTTGATCCGCTGTTCGATGCGGGTCAGATACGGCACCAGTGAATAGTTGATAAATCCGAGCCCCAGCTCTTCGATATTGTTGAAGGTGGCGCGATCGGTGTTCTGCACCATGTGCAACGGCACCCGGAACAAACGACAGATTTCTTCAAGCTGAAACTTGCGGGTTTCCAGAAACTGGCTGTCCTCGGCGTTCAGCGCCATCGACTTCCAGTCCAGCCCCATCTCAAGGATCATCGGGCGGTGAGCATTACCAAGCCCGGTGTGACGCTCCTCAAAATCTTTCTTCAGGCGCTCATAAGCCTGATCTGACAGCGTCTGTTCTGTACGCAACACACCGGACGTCACCGCACCATTGCTGAACAGCCTGGCCCCGTGCTCTTCGGTCGCCGCTGCCAGCGATATTGCCTCGCGGGCATAGGCGACGGGATTCAGCCCCACCAGACCGTCCAGCGTCAGCGTGCGCACATGCCAGATATCCTCCTGGGTCAGCACATCCGTGGAACCGTCCGGGAATGTGACCTGATAGACCGGCTCCCAGCTACTGTTAAGCTTCGGCACCACACAGCCAGGATCGACGGGCAGCAGTTCAGCCACTTCGCCAAATGCTTTCACTTTGTAAGCATAAAAGTTTCCCCGCAGGCACAGACAGGTGACCACCAGCTCCCAGAACTCCTGCGGCGTCATATAGCCATTGGGATGCGTGGAGATCAGCTTATGCAGACGTTCGCCGGTGGCTCTCTGTTTCAGGCTGCCGTTCAGGTGATACAGATTGCAGGGCAACATCCCGACCGACTCTGCCAGCACCCTGACGCAGGAAAAAACCGCCGTCAGTCGCATGGCCCGCTGGCTGCTGATCTGCTTTCCGGTATAGGTGTCATATGACAGCCCGATAGCATCCGCCAGTTCTGCTGGCGTGGTCACCGGCGCGTCACTTTTTCGTTGAAATAATCCCGAAAAGAACACTATTTACCTCCGCCGACAGACGACTGTGTACGGTCGAGATATCGCGCCACCAGCCACGACCAGAGCAGGCACAGCACCCCGGCAACAACAAAACCCGCCGGGGGATAAATCAGCCAGGCACCATACGCCAGCAAAAGCGCACCCAGCACGCCCACCAGTGGCGCGAGAATTATCAGAAACATAATGACCTCGGTTAAAGTGAGCGGATGCCCACGCTGACCAGATGTTCAGACAGATCCGGCTCCGGTTCACCACCATTGACCAGCATCCGGCTCATCGCTGTAAACATCGCAACAGGGCCGTCGATTTTGGCTTCCGGCGTGGATTTATTCGGGAAGATATTGTCGTTTTTGTCCGGTTTTACCGTAACGTTAGACATCATCCAGTTCATGACCGGATGATTGCTGTGATGGAAACGCCCGGCATAGACCAGTGATTCCGTTTCCTTCATGGCCTCTGACAGATTGCGAACCGTCTGCGGAACCTCCACCAGTGGTATCCCTTCTTCAGCCAGTGCCAGGCTGAACTGCATCGCGCTCCACGGGTCAAATCCCAGTTCCCTGAGGTTTTCACCACCAATCCATTCCAGTAAGTCACTTTTTATCTGAGCATGATCGATAACATCACCATCCGTCAGAATCAGCTTATCCATCTCCGCCCACTTCCGGTAAAGTTCTGCCTGCTGCCGCGAGCATCGTTCCAGCCGTCCTTCCGGGAGCCAGAATTTAAAATCGGCATGAACATGCCCGTTATCCGTTCGCCAGAGTTTTGCCGCCGCACAGATATCAATCTTATGAGCAAGGTCAACGCCGACCCACATGGGATACGTTTTCAGCTCATGTCGTGGGGCAATATATTCGCATTTCTCCCACTTAATCATGTCCATCCAGGCAGACTCGGCAGTGACCCACACATTCATGTGTTTTGTGAAAAAATTCACCCGCGCAGAGACCTGCTCCTTCGCCTTTTTTGCCAGACGACGCAGATCATCCCAGCGTTTACAGATGCCCAGGCCGGGATTCGCTTTCTGCCAGACCGTTTCATCAAACGGATCATCTCCCTCATCGAGGGTGTAAATAATCGCAAAGTAGGAGTCGTCTTTTACCGCGCCCTCCACGTCGCTGTTATAGCCTCGCAATACCTTGATGGCGTAATCGCGTTGCTCGTAACAAATCCCTTCCTTGTTAAAGCCAGCCGTGGTGATACCAAATAAAAGGGACTGCAGACGGGCACCAGTTGCCGTTTCCAGAACGTCCCACACGTCGCGGGTTTTATGTGCATGCAGCTCATCAATAATGGCGCAGTGGATGTTCAGACCATCCAGGTTGTTTGCATCCGAAGAAAGCGGTTCAAATTTTGATGCGCTCTGCTCCTGGTAAATCGCCAGCTTGTTGAAATCAAACAACCGCCCGAGTGTCGACCGGGCTTTTCTGACCATATTTTTGGCGTCTTCAAACACGATTCTGGCCTGGTCACGCGTGGTTGCGGCTGAATACACCTCAGCACCGCCTTCACCATCTGCCCCCGTCATATACAGGCCGATACCCGATGACAGGGTTGATTTTGCGTTTTTACGGGCAACTTCGTTGTATGCTGTCCGGAACCGGCGCACCATCACCGGGCGCCCGCTGCCATCGCTGCGCATGACAACTTCCCCGGTCTCTTCATTCACCAGCGGAATGACAAAACCAAAAATATTAATGAGGATAAATACATGCCAGTCCATCAACTCAATGGGCTGGCCTGCCAGCGCCCCTTTCACATGGGGCACAAATTTGTAGAAATTCAGGATGTGCTGCGCACGGGGTTCACTGAAATAAATCCCCCGCTTTTCGCCGTACTTCAGATCATCAAGAAAACGCTGGCAGGCCAGACGGACAAATTCGCCAGCGACAATTTCTCCTGCAATAACACGTTCGGCGTAGCGGATCCCGTCAGCCACTTTTGCCATCAGTCTCTCGCTTTTAAAAGCTCCGCCAGCGGATCAACATCATCCGGTCCGGCGGTATTTACTTTCGCCCGGCTTGCCGGTGACATACCAAACTCTGCAAGCATCACCCGGATCCGCTTCCAGGCATCCGCCTTCATCGCAGCAGCCGGGTGTGCCTTAATCAGCACATCACCGTTCTGCGTTTCCGTGCGGTAGGTATAACCCTCAGCATCGAGTGTTTCACAGTGATGCCGGTATTCGGTGTAGGCTTCCACCAGTAACTCGAGCGCACGTGCATCGAGCTGAGAAATGATCCCTTCCGCATTCAACTCTTCCGCCATTCGCCTGAACCAGTACTTCCCCTGCGCCCCTAAATGTTGCGGAATTTTAGGAAGACCTTTTTCGTCCTTTTTAGCGGTTTTTTTGGGGTCTTTAACGGGACGTTTTGAGGGGTTGCCTCGTATCAAATGCAGGCGTGGCGGGGTTTTCGGGGGTCCTGACATAATCGGTTTTACCTATCAATCGTTTAATCACATTCCCAAAAAAAAGTTTTCGAACCTGCGGCGATGCGAGGAAGGGTCAGGCGGCGGTACTGAGCAGCCAGGGTTGCAGAGATTTGACCCGCCCCTCCCCTACAGGTGAGAACGATTATCAGTTGATACGTTCGTGCGCAGTTTTTGCTTTATGGCAGGGCCAGCACAGACTCTGCAGGTTACTGTCTGCATCCGTGCCACCATGAGCTTTCGGAATGATGTGGTCCACAGTTCTGGCTTCAACGGCTCTCCCATTGCGCAGGCAGTTCTGACACAGATGATTATCACGCTTCAGTATGCGCGCACGTATGGCATCCCATTTCGAGCCATAGCCACGCTGGTGGCGGCTCAGTCCGCGTTGATGCTGTACCCATCCTTCGCCACGATGTTTATCGCAGTAACCAGAACTGTCTGTGGTTGAACCTGCACATCCACGCTTACGGCAGGCACGTGGAATTAGTGATGGCATAAATACCTCATACCCTGCGAAATGTTTACCACGATAAAAAGGCTACTTAATGCACTGAGTGCGGATATACTCCTGTGCCCCTTCCAGTTGCATCTGCATCGTCATCAGCCGCTCTCTGAGGGTGAA